AACTTCTTCATGTTGATTTTTAATCTCAAAAGCACAATTAAGAGGTCTTACCCATTGACAAATATCAAATTTTCCTGTGATAAGTTTTAAATTAGAATGTGTATCTGGATGTTGTTGCATTTCAATAAATACTTTATCTTTACAGATAAATGACGTATCTGTATCTATTTGAAAAACAGGATTATTATCGTTTATTTTTTCATCTCCCCTAATACGTAATAAATTTAAATTAAAAGCGTTATGTGCTTTTTTATTAGTAAAGTCTATTTTAAATTCTTGTCCAACATTTAAAATTTTAAAAGATAGATCTAAATTTGATCTGTATGTAAATTTGTTAATTACAGACCATTTGTGAGCAAAACAGCCATTGTATCCTTTGTTGTTTTTAACTTTTTTTAAAGGAACAAGATCTTGCAATAAAACTTCAGGATATTTATTTGAATTTGTAAAATAAAAAACCTCTTTCATTATTCTTTTACTAAATTAAAGGACATAGATCTTCTAATCTCTCCTTTAATTTTTGTTTTAAAAGGATAAACGGTATGTGGTTGATTAGCTTGAAACAAGTAAAAATCACCTACTTCTGGAGTTTGCCAAATAACTTTTCTATCAAAACCTAGAAAAGCAAGTTGTCCATCATGAAACTTATGTTTATGTTTTACATCATTAATAAATTCTGGAACTTTTAAAAAAAGAACGCATGACCAACCATAATTTAAAGGTCCGTTGTGAACATGAACTGGATTATATTCACCTTCTACCATGTCGTTTATCCAACAACTTTTAATATAAGTTTTTATTGGAGGCTCATCTAAAATACCAAAATTGTTTAATGTCATCATATAATCATTTATAAAAAAATTTATTTTATTAAATATTTCTAATTTTGGTAAAAACTCTATTATACTTAATTCAGTTTCTAACCTGCCTGCTAAATGTTTACTTTGACTTAATAAACTTTTTTTATTTTTCTCATATTCTTTATTTAGCTCATCAATCATATCGATGGGCACTTCGTACTTTTTAATTATTGTACCGTCTACTATTGTTTTCATTCTATTTTCTGTCTCATGTTATAACACAAACTTTATGTCAAGAAAACAATTATAAAAAATACTGTTGCAGAACAAAAAAATATGTTTACATTAGGTTCTCACCAAAATTAACAATCACAGGAGATATTATGACTGAACAAGAATATTTAAAAGCTATTGCTGTCCTTGCTGGTAAGGTGAGCAATTATCATGAAAGATTACTAGCCGTTGAAAGAGACATGGAGCGTCATTTGAAAGAGTGTAATCATCACAGTCATGATTCAGATCCAACTTGTCCAATATGTGAAGGGCAAGGTTGTGAGTGTCAACAATCTTAAGACTTAGGAGTTTGTCCTAACATATCTCTTAAAGATGGAGCAAATACTTTAACATCTCGTCTAATTTTTTCAACAGTGGTAGAAGTGTTTGGGTCGTCAATGTCTGCTTGCATAGCTTCTTCTGACTCGTATTCTTGACCTGTTTCTGTATTAGTGAGCGTCGTTTCTGTTTTGACATTGTATCTTGGTATAACTCTACCATCTTCAAGAGTCATAGTACCTATTTGTTCTGCATTTTTAACTATCGGCATTTTTTCTCCAATTTATATTAAAACTTAAAATAACTCTATCTTCATTAGAGGTATTTATTTTTACCTCATGTTGTAACCATGATGGAAAAAAAATCAATGAATTTTCTTTTGGTTCATAATCTACGCTGTGTGCTATGTGTATAGAGGCGTCTTTTTTCTTTGGCGGTGATAATACTTCAGCTTGCGGTCTAGGGTCTAGAAACACTAAATTTCCGCTTTTTTGTGGAACTTTTAGATAATATACTCCTGATAAATAATTGTAAGGATGTGTGTGAATATTATTCCTAGATCCTGGTGGATTTATCATGCCCCATAAACCTGTCATCTCAGGGACATATTTATCTTGTACATCTAAATGTCCAAAGCATTCTTTAGCTTTGTATAATATATCACCTACTGTGCTTTTAAATTCCTCGTCTTTATACAGCTCATCATTACTATGCCAGCCTCCAATATTAGATCTCGGCATGCCTTTTTCATCTTTGGCTTTTATTTCGTATAGTCGATCTATCAGATGACCATGACCTTTTATTTCTGTCATCATGACAGGTGTAATAAATAGTGATTGTAAATTCATAATATTCCTTTCTAAAGTTGACCTTTTGTAACCTCCATATCAGCTACAGTTATGTGAACTTGATTAGCTGCGTTAGCTTGTACTTTTAATACGTCAGATTCTTGTAAGACAATTGTGCCCCCAGTTATACCGTCATGTTGATTTAATAAATCCACTGTTGCTCCAGCAGCTATGCTTTTTTGATGAAATTGTTTAAATGTTGCGGAACTTCTAACTGTTTGCACATCTAAAAGTGTAGCGCTACCAGAATCATTACACACTATAAAAGATTTTATTATTATAGTAGTTGGTGGAACAGGTGGAGTCGCACCTGGATCAGCTGTAGGCACAGTTATCAAAGTTGTTAGGTCTGTCGTAGTGACATCCAACATAGGTCCTCTAAATGTATTAGCCAAGGAAAAATGTCTCCGATTCTGTTTCTTCTTTTAAATCTTGTTGAAAGTTTGTGTTAAGTAAAAAAACTATTTGTTCTAATAATCTTATCATTTGGTCAAACTGACTAGCATCATATTCTGGTGTCGCATTTGGTAATCTAGTTATATTTATTTTAGCCATTATCTTCTTCCGTCTGGTCTTATCTCTAATTTTTGTGAACCAAGTCTCCAAGGTGTATCATCTACTGTGTTAGTTGTATACCGTATTTTTACTGCTCTACCTCTACCTCTTACACTTATTTTCTCAGTGGTGCTAGTTATAGACCCACTCGTCTGCACGTTTGATGACGATTGAGGATATTGCTCTAATGTCAACCTTGCGGTCATGGTGTTTGAGAGATTATCAAAATCTGGAACTAATTTGCTTATAGACATTAATTGATCTCCGTCAGCTATCTCTACAGATCCAGTCTCTAAAAATGCAGTTATGGCTGTGCCATCTGCTTGATTATTACCAGTCTCATGCTCAAATATAGAAGATGCCCCAGCAGTCAAACCTAATATGCTGGTAGCGTTAGCAGTCGCAGATGCACTATATTCTGTAGCTATTGGTTTTTCATAAACATAAGCACCTAGCCAAGTAGTTCTAGCTAAATTTATTGTATACCAAGTACCCTCTAAATAATTATAAGCAACAGCCCTGTCTATTTGTGTAGCATTTGATGAAGGATAGTACCAAATTATTTCATTAAAAGCTGTATTTAGACCTACAGCAATATCATTTTTATTTGTGTAACTAATATCATCAAATACATAATCTTGCACAGTGCAAGGCATTTTTTTAACGACACCATCAAAAAGATAAAAGGCATTATCCGACATCCAATAAGCAACACCATTAACCTCTATAGCTGCATGCTGTGCTATTAAACCAGCGTTTGCACCAAGTTGTCTAAGACCAAACGTAAAAGGTGTACCGACAAATTGTATACCGTGTAATGAGGTGTCTGTCCAAACTAGTATTTGACCAGTTGATTTTATGGCACCCACTATTCTAGATCCATCTGTTATTCTTAAAGAACCAGCCTCGTTTGTAGCAACAGGGGTGTAGTCAGTTGCATCTTCTCTATCAGAAAACCTAAATAAAAGATCGTCTTGTGTAGCTGTATCACCAATCGTTGTTTCTGTGCCAAAAATAAGTAAGTGCCTTGTGTCTGTTGATACTAAACTAAATCTTGATGCCGTAGGTGCATTTGATAATGCAGTTGCTCTTGTTCCAAAACTAGATGAGGTGTCCCATATAAATGTACCACCATTTAAAACTGTTGCAATTAAGTCCTCACCAAAATTATCAAGTGACCAGTTTCTACCCTCTATAACAACATTAGATGAAGATCTTGGTTCATCCCAAGTGCTTGCTCCCCAAGTTTCCGTGCCCCAACCATAACCATACGTTGAAAATGTTGGTCCTGGATTTATTTGATATTTAGCAGTTACTGAGCCCCCACCAGCAGCCGTAGTGCCAGAGGCATTAGTGCCCGCATTTATTGTAAAAGTGTTGCCCGTAGGCACTGTAAGTATTTCAAATTCAGCGTTAAAATCTATACCATCAACCACGTTTGTGGCAGAGCCGTTGTCAAATGTTACAAAAGCACCGACTTCAGCGTTGTGGCCAGCGTCTGTTACAGTCACAGTTGCAGAACCACTTGATGTTGCAAACGGATTAGTTAAAGCTTGTGTTTCTCTAAGTGGTGTAATGTCATAAACCTTACCCTCGGAAAAAATGTATAGTTTTCTATCTGTGCCTAAAGCCAAATATCTTGTTCCGTCCAACCCTATCCACGAGTGTGTGTCTCTTACCACGCCAACTACAGTCACATTAGGATTTGGAAGATTGACCCAACCACCCCATCTTTCTGGTTTGCCATAGTGAAATCTTACAAAGTCAGAGTCCACATATTTACGTTTATCACCAGCAGAATAGGCAGTATCTTGCTTGTCTACGCCAGGTTGGAACTTTAAATCAACTAATTGCATGATTTAAGATTTTAACTTATTTTTCTGGTTGAAACCAGACAATTATTGAAAATCTAGGCAAATTGCCTTCAGCCGTATATAATAAAGGTGAGTGAAAACACTCAGCAGCGTTAAAAATCAACGCACGATTAGGAAAAAATCCAACAGCTGTATTTAACTCAAAAGCATCATCTTTAATTTTTTCATAAAATCCAGTGCCCGCATTTAGTTTTGAATCACCGTCCAAATAAATTATCAAATGTTTTTCTTTAGGATACATTAATTTATCGGTGTGAGGCGTTGCTTTTTTAGTATTTACACAAGTAAAAGCTGCAAGGTGCAAATTTTTAATTTTTGTTTTAAAATGTTTAATAATAGATTTTTCTAAATCTTTAATTAAATTGTCATCCTTATATATTGGGTTGGACAAAAAAACATGACTTTCATAATCAGCTGATCTTTGCACGATGTTTTGACTACTGTAATCTAAAGTAACGCTATATTGTTTAAGTTTTAAAAATAATTCTTCTGGTAAAAAGTTGTCTTGCACTTGTAATTCTAAATTCATTTTTTTGTTCCTTTAAATTGAGTTCCAACATTACCTCTAAATGCATAATTTCCGTAGTGTGTCATGCCACTCATTATGTCTGCGTATATTTTACCTCCCATGTTTTGCCATAAACGGCAGAAAGCATAATCTTCTGAAAGATATCTTTTTGTTTGTGGCTCTATCATAGTGTCAAAAAAAGTATAATTCCAATCAGATGTTTTGTGGTAATCAAATTCTTTGTCGTGGGATTGATTAATATGCTGATCAGGCACAAACTTTAGTTCTGGATATACCTCTGCCATTCTTACAAACACATCTCTTTTAATTAACATAAAACCAGTTGGACCATCCATAACCTCTATAAATCCTTTTTGCATTTCTATTCTATCAGGATTTTTTACATTTAAATTATATTGTAATGATGCTGCAAGTAACTCGTCCTCAGACATATTAGGGTTTTCTTTCAGTCTTTTTTTTACCTTTATCCAATCTATTGTTTTTCTAGGATAAATACCTGTTACAACATCTTTATCATACTCTAACATTCTAATGACAGCTTCTGGATTAAAAGCTAAATCAGAGTCAATAAATAAAAGATGAGTATAATCACCGTCCATAAACAATTGCACTATAGTATTTCTAGCTCTGGTTATTAATGATTCATTACCTATTGTCCCAAACTGTAATTCTATTTTTTTACTAGCAGCGAGAGCTACAAATTGCATGCAACTTTTGAAATAGTCTGCTGTAATCATGCCACCGTAACAAGGTGTTCCTATAAATAGTTTATGCATCTTCTTTGTAAAAAATATTGAGTGTATATCTTGATGAACTTTCACCAAAACTTTGTAAATCAGAATGTAATATTTTTGCGCCATTAAAAAACAAGGCTCTGTTTTCAATAAAACCAATGTGTGAAGATAGATTACCATTTGTTAAAAAACCAGTTCCGTTGTTAAATAAGGGCTCACCTTTAACAAACAATAAAAAATTAGCTACATTACCCTCGGAGTTGTCTGTATGAAATAAAGGTTCTTTTGAATTATTTCTCATGTGAGCGCTAACATTCATAGGCACTAGATTTCTGTGTGGAAAAAAATATTCTTTTATTAATTTTAACAATGGATCATTGTAAAAACTTTTTGGAAAAGAGTGTCTATTTCCATAATACAATCCTGTAGGAGTTTTTACAGGGGTGTAATCTAAATTTACAAAGTTTTCTTGTAATGATTCTAGAGTTTCTTTTGATAAAAAATTATCAACATACATCACAAATTCTGTGTTTTTATCGTGTTTCATTATTTACCTACCTTAAAATTAAAAGCTAATGAAAATCTTTCTTGTTTGGACTCTAATACTCTATGAAAGGTACTTGAATCAAAAAGAAGAAGATCACATTTTTTTGGCTCAACTTGTGTTCTTAAATCATCTGGAAATATAGCAAACTCTATAGCTGAATTGTCATCTGTTAGATACAGCACGCCAGAGCCATCATCTTCCGTGTGTCTATGAAATTCTTGATAACCGTTTTTGTCTAAAATATTTAACCATGAATCATGAATCATAAAAGGTGTTTCATTATTAAATGTTTGCATTAACAAATTTTTTATCGCATTTTCTATATGTTCTCTTACATACTTAAATTCTGTTAAATGATACAATATATTTTTACATAAATTTTTTGAAGTAAGTATATTACAATTCCAAGTTCGTGATTTAAAATTTTCTTTGTTATCTTTGGTGTAATTTAAAATAGTATCTACAACATGTTCATTTATTTTTGTTTTAAAAAAACTTGTTTTTTTTAAAATAACTTCTTCTATCTTATCTTGTTGCATATTCTACCTTCAAATATTCTATCTTTCTAACCCAACCTCTAGGTATAGCTATTGCACCGCCACCATGATTATCATCCTTATCTATACACCAAGATCTCATAATTACAATTTTATCATCATTGTTTACAACCATGTAGCCAACTTCTTGACACACTGCCAAAGGCGCCTCAACAATTTCTTTTATTGGTAGCCAACCTGTTTCTGTGTCCCTAGCGTCAAGCCAAGTGATTCGAACCATCGGTGCTTTATTTATGTTCATCCGTGGTTAAAGTTGCATCTTTCGGAACTAAACGTAAGTTAAAAGAAACAGATCTTCTTTCTTCATTTGGTGTTCTAAAAGGATAAACCATATGTGTAAGCCAAGATGGAAATAAAAATATATCACCGACCTCTGGTTGATGTTGTAATTTGTGTCCACTAAAAGTTTTTGGATCACCGCACATAAAAAGTATATCACCAACACTTGGATAGTGATCCTCTGCTTTTCTTTCTTTATCAATGCTTTTCGGCATCTTTGTATAAAAAACGCCAGATAAATCACCATCGTGCATGTGTGCAGGATTAAAATCTCCAGCCCATTGGCTCACGGCCCACATGGATTCAATAACCATTTTATCTATCTTTTCTGGTGCTAGTGTTTCATTAGCTGGTGGTATGGATAAATAAGATTTTACCATCTCACCTATTAAAAAAACTAATTGTTGACCGTCACCATCTATCCACTCAGGCGGCAAACGAACTTCTTGTTTAACATTACCAGCTAGGTTTGGAGACCAATCCCATTGTTTAGCTAATTTAGGATCACCAAGTATCTCATCACATTTTTTGTTTACTATTTCTAATATGAAATCAGGTACTTTACCCTTTACTACAGTGGGGCCAAATGGTCTAATAGCATCAAATTTGAGTTTTATTTCTTTCTGCATTCGGATCTCCTCCATTTATCTATTGTCATATAGCAATAATTTGCCTATAAATATAGAAATAAATTGGTAATTTCTTCAAGTCCATCCAAGCTTGCTTTCCAACAAACATAAAGTTGCTAACTAAAAGGATTATGCATGATTGATGAACAATTTTTACAGACTATTCCCCAGTACGGTATTGGTGGTTTTGTCGGTAAAGTATTTAAAAAAGTAAAAGATACTGTAAAAAAAGTAGCCCCCATCGTAGGTGGTGGTATTGGCTTTTTATTAGGTGGATCTGCTGGTGCTGGTATTGGCGCTGGTATAGGTGGATTAATTGCAGGACAAAAGCCAGGAGAGGCTTTGGGAACTGCAGCACTTGGTTATGGTATTGGTTCACTAGCGGGTAGTTTTGCTCCTATTGGTCGTTATGCTGGAAGAGGTATACCAGGAACAAACATAGGTGGTTTGTTAGGCACGGCACAAGATAGAGCATTAACAACTGCTACTGACGATCCAGCAAATATTTTACAAAGATTAATCGGTGGTGGTGGAACACCAAAAGTATCACCTTCTGAACAAAAAATAATAAACATTCAAAGCGCAATAGATGCTGGAGAGATAGATTCAAAATTAGGTAATGAATTAGTACAATTAGAAAAATTAAAAATTTTAACAGGTCAAAATAAAACACCAATACTTGGAGGTAATTTAGGTAATGTATTGACAGCAGGAGCCGCTATATCACCTATTGCAACTTACTTGGCTGCACAAGCTGAACAAGAGGGATTTGTTCCAGAAGATCCTAATGCATTAAATCCATTTTACTATATGAACCCAGAAGAGTTTCAAGTGGCTGGTATTGGTACTAAACCAATTTATTTTGATACATTACAAGATGATTTTGGTGTTCCTCGAGAAGATTTACCTACAGATTTTATTAGACCAACAACAGCAGCTGAAGGTGGTATCATGAGATTAGCAAACGGTGGCACTCAAGAGTTTCCAAGAAAAACAGGTGAGATTAATGGACCAGGCACAGGTACATCTGATGACATACCAGCCATGTTAAGTGATGGTGAATTTGTATTTACCGCTAAAGCTGTTCGTAATGCAGGTGGTGGTAGTAGAAGAGAGGGCGCTAAGAGAATGTATCAAATGATGAAAAATTTAGAAAAAGGTGGTACACTGTCTGAACAATCAAGAGGAGTAGCATAATGGTAACGCAAACACAAATAACGAGAGAGGCACCTGATCTTGAGGCTCGTCGTTTAGGTTTA